AACCTGCGTAACCGACTCAGGGGTCCCTGAGAAATGCTACGGACTGGTGCAGTGGGGAGGGTCTAGAAAGATACAAGCTGTTAGAAAGTGCGGGCAGACTAGCACTCTGCAATGCCAGCTTGAGTTTGTGGTGCAGGAGATTAAGCAGAGAGGTGGTGGAATGGTTCAGAGCATGAACAGAGCCGCATCGGCATCTGCCGCCGCGGAGATCTGGAGAAGGCAATACGAGGTAGCTAGCGGAGGTATAGCTAAACGTCAGCAATTCGCGGAACAGATCGTAAAGCAGATCAAGTGCGCTAAACCCTCATGATCTACAGAGCTCTAGCTTCGGCTATCATGGGAGCGGTGCTCTCCAGCTCTAAGAAACAGATCCTGGAGACCGCTAGATCCCAGATCCTCCAGTCGCAGATGGAGGGTGTAAGGAAGGCGATGATCGCCCACGTCGCGGAGAAGTACACCGAGGAGGTGGAGTACAACCTCTCGCAGTACGTTAGAGCCCTAGGCGAGGCTAATGTCGAAGTTGAGTACCAGGGGAGGCCTGGCGAAGCTCTGGTCATGCGCGCGGAAAGCGCGATCGACGAGCTCGAAGGATACTTGGAGGCCCAGAATCCGGACGGCGCCGTTATACAGTTTCTCAAAAAGAGATACAAGGAGGAGGGTGTACGGATTATCACCGGAAGGCTCTACGGCGCCCACCTCGTTAACAGAAGAGACCAAGGAGTCTACGAGGTTCTTAATACTATGGGGTACGCTGCTAACGTCGATAAGAGAAAGCCCTGGTTGACAGGAGTGAAGACAACTCAGGGCTTGGAAAATATGCTGGCCGACGCGGCGCTGGAGATATTTAATGTGATGTTCGACGATGTCGATCTAAGTTCCGAGGTTGCTAACCTCAAGTTCACGGGAGTGGGTGATAAGATAGCCAGTGAATCTCAGGGTGGAGGTTTTGCCCCCACCAAATCGGTCTCCAAAGGTGGCAAAAAGAAGCGCAAGCGCTAGCCGAAGTACTTAGATCCTTTCTCAAGATTGGCCTTAGCGCTAAGCACCTGGAGCTGGGCGTTCATCATGTGGTAGTCGAACCACCTCTCGGCTAGATCGGTGTCCTTGAAATAGCATTTTGTCCCCCTGCAGTACACATCAACGTTTTCTAGATCAACCTTCTCGTCCCTGCACCACTCCTCGACAAGGTTCTTGAAGGGATACTTATGATCGATGTGAAACTCCGCCGCCTCGATAAAGTCACCTTTTACGGGGCACCGCATCGGCTTCTTCTTGAGCTGGCGAAGAACGCTGGTTCTGAACGTCTTGATTTGAGGATCGATGATCTGCCTCATAGCAACAAGAGCGTCCTTCTTATTTTGTTTGTACTCTGGGATCGCCACAGCACGAGGAAATAGCGCATCTACCACCTGCCCTTTACCCAGCCAAACCTCCCTCTTCGACCTCGAGGTGACCATAACTATCCCCTTTACAGGCCTACCCTGAAACTTCTTGTTGCGAATCTTATAGCGCACTGGCCCTCTATCCTTGATCACCTTCCACTTAGGAACGAGATCAATAACGGCGTTAAGGAACTCCTCGTCGCCACCTCTGACAAAGTAGTTACACTCTGTTGCCGAGGTTACTTCGCTCCACTTTTTCTCGAAGCCGCTCTTGGTGTAGGTATTGTCTTGGACGGATACTGAGTGTCGCATAGTATAAATTCTATAAGCTGCTCCGAGTAACGTCTGATGTCATCGGCGTTACGAAGATGCGGGTTTTTACGAAGCAGCGTAGAGACGCTTCTCTTCTTCACGAGGTAGTCAGTCAGGAAGGTTTCGTCGTCGGGCTCCAGATCCGTAATCTTGTGAAGCAGGTCCCTATGCGAGGTCATAAGATCCCCCATTGTTAACTCCGTCTCGTAATCAGGTTCGATAACGTTGGAGTACTCGGTGATCTGCGAGAAGCTCATGGAGAACGCCTGGCGAACTGCTCGGATCTTCTTCACCGAGACTTGGATCTTTTCGGCGATCTTATCATCGGTAATATCAGGATCTTCTATGAGGTACTTGCGGATCTTCAGGTACAGATCCGAGTAGGAGCGTGGAATCTTCACGAGCCGTGAGTTATCACGAAGGTAATTTAGCATATGAAACTGCAGACACCTATTCACCCAGGTGGAGAAGTTGGCTCCTTTGCTCTGATCCCAGGAATCGTAGATGCGTACGATGTACTCGAGAGCAGCGTCCCGAAGTTCCTCGTATGGCAACCCGGTAAAACTAGAGATCTTTCTAGCCACCTGGTTCGCTTTCCACATCTGCGAGATGATCTGCTTGTCCCGCTCCGTCTCGCGACGTGGACCTCTTTTTGGCTTAGTAGTGAAGTTCGCTGTCATTACTTGGTTTTTTCGATGGCGTTGATGATGAAATCCTTGAGCTGGGTCTTTGCCAGGATTCCATCGGTATTTATACCTAGAAGCTCCGCCTCCTCATCGAACACCGCGAAGTTAGGAGTACCGTCGCACTCGATCTGGTCACAGAACGCCCACTCATCGGAGGTTACGTCCCACTCGCCGAATCCGATCGCGTAGTGGGGGTACTCCTGCGAGAGTTCATTCGCAGCCTCGACCCACACCGGCTTCATTGTGTTACAAGCTACGCATCCGGGCTGCTGAAAGAAAACAACCCTGTGCTTGAATTCTTGATCTGTCATAATTTTTGTATCCTTGCAAGTAATACGCTACGTATTATACCATATAAACTACCCTTATAGGTACCTGGTGGTGGTTGAGGAGCGCCCATGGCCAGCTCCGATAAGACCGATATCGCTGGAGACCCTCCTGCTCCCACCCTGGAAGAAAGGATCGTGGACGAGGCGAGGCAGACGACCTCTATCTCCGCCATGAACTGCTCTACCACCCATAATCTCGTCACGATACACGGTGACTCCGTACACGAAAGCGTCGACAAAGTCGTCGTTTTTGATAAACGGGAACGAGGTAAGCTCGGAGATCCGCTCAGCAAGATTGGGTAGGTTCTCGTAGAGGGATACCGCTCCATCCTCGACAATGGGAGCAATGGCGTTAGCACGAAGTACCTTATCCTTGTTGGGAACAAGCTCCTTGATGGAGATGTTGACAGTGCGCTTTAACGTCTGGATGAGTGGTACGCCTTGTGCCCGGCCTTCGATGTAAATGCATCTGATCTTCCACTGCTTGATGAGTTGCGGGAAGATCTTTTCTAGGTCTGGAAACTCCAGCCGCTCGAGAATGTAGTGGATGAGATGGAGTTTGGCGTTAGCCCGATCGTATCCCCAGATGCAGATGGCCGTGTAGTCGTTCATCCTGTCGGCTTTGTACGCGGTGTCGATAGTGGCGTAGATGAATCCGTATTTACCAAGATTCTTCGAGTGGTAATCAAACCACACCTCCTTAAAGATGGCGCCCTGATCACCGGCAGGGCGGCCCTGGTATAGCGAGTTGAAGTCCTTGTCGCCGATAGATTTTTTAATGGCTATCAGGTTCTGAACAGGGAAGAACTCTGGCCAGTGAGACTCTCCTAACTGCCTGTTGAGTACGTCGTTCTCCTCGTCGATGCACAGAGCCGGAACGTTAAGTTCCTTCCATCCTTCGGGGTCGGCTTTAAGCAACCGGCCAATCACATCATCAACGTGGAACCTAGTGCCCATGGAGATGATCGCGTGGTTAGGTAATCCTCTTGTGAGAAACTGAGCCTGGGTCCAGGCGAAAGTCGTCTCCATGATCGTAGCGGAGTTACCGTCCGCCAGAAGGTCGTCAAGAATCCCCACACCAGGCAGGTCATTGTCGTCGATAACACCAAAACCAAAACCCGTAACACTACCACCGGCCGAGGCGATCTTAATAAGCCCGCCATTATTATTACGTATGGCGCTTAGATTGCACTTGTCGCGGTCTATCTCGCACTCCGGAAAAAGCCACTTGAACTGCTCGTGGGAGATGTACTCTATCACGGCACGCGAGTTCTCGTTGGTGAGCTGGAGAGCGTAGGAGCTCATGATAAACTGAGCCGTGGGACTCCGGCCCATCTGCCATGCCGGAAAGATCTTGGAAATGAGCAGGGACTTTCCCGTACGTGGTGGTAGGGAGATCGCGGATTGCTTATGGTCCTTCTCTCCGTCGCCAATACGCTGGAGAAAATCTCCGATAACGTGGTGGACTTTGAAAGGAGTGAACTTTCCAGCAATAGGGACTTCCGAGGTAATGTATCGGGCAAATGTAAGAAAGTCAGTCCTGCATTTCAGCCTTAGGAGCTCTTGCTTATCGGATGCGGACAGAGACTTGATGCTCTTCTCCATCTCAGCGACTTGCTCTCTTTCCTGCTTGAGTTCTTTTTTATTCATTAGCATTCAGCCTCGCCCGTTTGAGCTCGGCCCTGTTGGTAAGTAATCTGATCGAGTAGTGACCCAAGATTTGGGTTGCTGGACTTCTCCTGAGGCGAAGTTAAGTAATCGGGCAGTCTGGAATCGAATAGCGATTCTGGCCTAGGAGGAGTTGGTGAGTTTATCTTGGATGATAGGGAGTCGTTAATAGCTTTACTCTTATTTCTTTTAGTTGCGCACTTATCGAATACTGGGGGAATATCTATAGGAATGAGGCCGAGAACAAAGCTCGTTATATCCACAAGACCGCCGCCAGGTTCCAAGGATTTCCATTCCTTATCAGCCTTAGATATGAAGTTAGAGGTGATAAAGTTGGCTTCTTTCTTGGACAAGGAGTTGAGCGAGGCAATTCTCGTGATGTTCTTGAATACGTTGAGAAGACTGTCCGTAGCTACTACGCCAACCCTACCACCATTCTTAGCGTTATCGAGCCTTCTAACATAATTATATGTGTCGCGCACGGCCTTGGACGTTTCTATGATGCTTAGAAGGGTTTGAGAAAAGAACGACCCATTACCCACCATGAGTTTGTTAATCAGTCTGTACTGAGCGTCTATCAGCTTTCTTTCCACCGACTCCACCTTGGTAATGTTGTTATCTGCCTGCTTGAACGCTTTTTCTATCGTCTCGAAAGTGTACATCATCTCCGTCCAGAGCTCTGGCCAGTCGGCGTTCTTAGCACTGTCTAGGCGATCTGCCATCTCATTCAACCTTTTCACATTTTGAATGAGTTGGGTGAGATCAAGGTTGTTGGGGATGCAGAGTTCCTCGCCAAGTTTTGTCGGGATCAGGTCGAGGACTTTAGCAACTGTATTGTTATTGTTGTCGGTGGGATCGCCTTTTGGCGCGTAGGAACTATGACTATTGGCAATTACGTTACCACACTTTTCCAGAAGAATGTTACCGTCGGAGTCTTCGGAGTGTTCGGTTTTCCTGCACTTAGGATCGCACGGGCAATCACCTCCACCTCCACCAAACAGTCCCTTAGCCAAGCCTGATAGCAGTCCTGTTACCGGGTTCGCTCCAAGCAAGTTTCCTATCTCATCTAGCGAAATCCCACCCTCAAAAGCCTTGATTAGGTCCTTGCCAAGCCCCACAGCCTGGAGCGCAGTGGAGGCCATCTGAGGCACACTTGACAGATCTCCGCCTAACTTCGCCATCGTGGCTAGATTAGAAAAAGATCCCAGCGACTGGGCTACCTTACCTAGATCTCCGGAGTCCATCGCTCCCATTATATCGGTGACTAACTGCGGAGTCACTGAAGCAACACTGGTTACGGTCTGAATAGTCTCATTAAGCGATTGAGAACCACTTGCTCCTACGGAACTATTTACCATGGAGCTTATAGCTTTAGGTTGTAACCGTAGCGCTGACGCTCCAATGTTTAAAGCCGGTTTTATAACGCTTGCGATTTCTTCTGGTATAAATGGAAGTTTAAGAGCCGCAGCAGCGTCCATGGCACCCGCTACTCCCCCAGCCATGTACCCAAAATAAACGCTCGAGGCCTCTGGGGACAGGGCACGAATGCTCTGGTTAAGAGCTTTCTGACCGATATTCTCTAGAGCGGAATCCACTGTTCCGTTCTGTACTCCTCTTAGAAGTTGGGAACCGGCTCCTCCTAGAGTACTTAGTACGGCAGAGGTAGTGTCGTCAATGACTCCGTTGCTATTTAGAGCAGAGGATATCTGAGACACTAGACTGTCTACGGGCACTGTGCCGTTGTTAACAATGACGGTCTTGGCTATATCGCTGAGAAGTTTTGCTCCGTCAAAGGCTCCTGGAAGAGCATTAGCGACTCTAAGAGCTGCCCCAAGTGCCGTAGTTGGTGCTGCTGCGGGAATGGCTTTAGCCGCTGCTTGCAGAACTTGCGAGGTGGAGTTACCAACAAAATCGTTAGCGCCCATACCAGTGGCGCTCTTCAGAGCTTCTACCGGCTTTTTGCTATCCAAAAACTCCGCCTTGGTAATTGGAGCATTCTGCCTATGAAACTGAATCGGTTCTCTCTTGCCCGGGTTAACCCACTTCATCTCTCCCTGGTACCTCAGGCAGGAGATGCGCTGGGAGTTCAGGCCTTCATCAAGAACCGCGTCCATCCCATGAAGCTTTTCGGTGCATTTTGGCAAAGTAGTGCGAAAGAACACGGGAGTAGCGCCGGTGGGTTTCCAGTTCCAGTCGCCGTTCTCGTCCTTCCCACACTTGATCTGAAAG